CGCTCCAAAGGATCAACAGTAGACTGCCCAAGCAACGCAGCAGGCTGGGCAGCATTGCCGCCCATAATCCCTGCAATATTGCTCAGTTTCTTTTTCTTAATAAGCATAATGCTATCCAATCAATGACCGGCGGCGCCGCGTCTTGCCTTCTTCCTCGCCAGAACCAAGCAAACCGCCAGGTGTCGTAAGAATAGTTGACCGGCGCCCCGTCGTCATCTTTTCTATAGCTTTGTCTTCAGCGGGGCCAACAGATGTTGTTTGAGCCGCAGCCTGCTGAACCGCAGCGCCGGCAGCAGTGCCAACAGAAGCAGCAGAAGCTTTTTTAGCAGCCTCAGCCTTAACGGCTGCTAAAGCTTCAGCCTTCGCCCTCTCATCTTCTAAAGCCGCCGCAGCGTCTAACGCAGCTTGGTCAACAAAACCCGTGAAGCTGTCATCAGATTCTATCTTCTCTTCTTCTGTTGTTACGCCGTCAGCATCAATATCTCCGTCAAGAGTGAATGTGTCTTCAGCAATTTCTTCAACCTCAGTCAAAGCAGTGTCTGTTGCCTCATCAAGGACAGTCTCAGTCTCAGTCTCAGTCTCAGTCTCAGTCTCAGTCTCAGTGACGGCTGTTGCAGGAGGAGAATCTTTGTCGTTTCTTTTCTGCTGCGCTGTGAATTCCTCTAAAGCTGCCGTAGATGCCATCTGCCTTGCCGCTAAATCACGATCATAAACATCGTTCTTTTCTTTAAGGCCAATATCCATTAAAACAGTGTCAGTAACAGTGTTGGCGGGTGCGTTCATAGTGGAACCTCTAGGCGCACCTTTTTCGCGCGTTGTGTCTGGCTTTGATTTAAATCCGCTTAAACATCCGCCCATTATAAAACCTTTCTATACTCAGAGCCAACAGGCTCATAACCAAACTTCTCAATCAGCTTATTAGATCTAGGCATAGAAATGCCAGAAGAAGTGCCGCCAACTAAAATCTTTGCGCCCTTATCAAACGCCCAAGACTCAAACATCTTTAACAACCTAACACCAATCATGCCGCCACGATGCTCAGGCAAGACATACCACAAATTGTTCTGAGCTGACAAGGTTTTTGAAAAATACAACTGATAAACCCAGCCAGACATAAATCCAACAACCTCGCCACCACGCTCCGCAACAGCAAGAAAACAAGACTCATCATCATAAAGCCAAGACAAATGACCAGCAAAAACAACATCGTCAAAAACAATGTTGTTAAATTGCGTTTCTTGATGAAAGTCACGGCACATCTTAAAAATCGCAGAAGAATCACTGCGATCCGCTAACCGATATGAACACGTTTTACGCCGCAAATGGATCATATTCCATTACCGCCATTTTCTGAGAAACCGCCATGCGATCCCTACTCTCTCGCAAACCAACTGCCAAATACCTAAAAGCATCCGCCGCATGAGATGACCAATCATGGACAGGCGAAGACCTAAAACTCCTAGTGCGCTCATTATACGCCCTATGATACTGACGCAAACACTCCAAACCATGTCCGCACTTCTCCCTGTCAAACCATAAACGCGGTATCAACATCTGAGCCGCATGAATACCATCCTCAATCGGCAACTTAGGAACAACACGAAAATTCAAACCCAAGTCCCAAGCAACCTCGCGCCTACTCTTCCCAGACCCCAACTCCCGAACCTCAATGTCATGCGGAGCATTGTGATCCCCATACAAATAACCCTTCGACGTTAAAATCTTGCAGTAATGTGGCAACCCCTCGCCCCGAGCCTCATAAAAATCTATCATATGAATAGCACGGCCAACAGACTGCGTGAACCAAATCGCCGTGCTGTCACCAACACCCAAATCCCACCAAGTGTCAACCTTAACAGAAGGATCATAAGGGACATTCGTAATCCGCCCATCCAACTGCGCAACCTCCATCTCCTTGCCATAAACAGCACCAGGAACATTCGCATTCCAAGAACACTCAAATTCCTGCTGATACTGGTCATGCGTCATCATAGACTTGGCAGCCTCCAATTCCTCATCGTCCAACAAACCCGTCTCACTCGCCTTGTAAACAGCAGCCAACCAATCAGGATTAGAAGCAGCCTCCTCATACTTATCAAAAAAAGCATTGTGGCCTTTAGGCGTCCCAACAAACACACACCAACCCTTGCGATCAGATAACGCCGGCCTCAACACTTCAGGAAAAACATTCTCAGGCATGTCGGCAACCTCATCCATTACACACCCGTCAAGATAAATACCCCGCAAGCTGTCTGGATTCTCAGCACCTAAAAGGCTGATCCTCGCCCCGTTAGGCAAATCACACCGCAATTCAGTTTCGTGAAACCGAACATTCGGGATCTTCCCAGCAAACTGTTTTATATAATCCCAAGCAACATTCTTCGCCTGGCGATAGGTGGGCGCCATGTAGGCATACCGGGGGTTCTCTTTCCCAGACATCAAGGCATCACGCAAAACATGGTTGATCGCCCAAACCGTCTTGCCAAACCGCCGGTGGCAAACAACAACGCCCCAACGCTTCAAAGACATCTCATTGTGCAGCTTTAACTGCAACTCCCTCGGCTCATAAGGAATCTCAATGTGCGTCAATGCTCAGTCACCCTCTTCTGATCTTTGAATATCAATATGCCGTTACTCTCAAGGATAGCCTCATACAAATCAATAAGCAATATCGCCGACTCAATCTGCTCAGATGCGCTGCGGCTAGTGACAACGCTGTCCCTCAAGGCCTCTAGGTGGCCGAGGATGGCTTGCTGCGAAGGAGACAGAGCGTAAGTCAAAGTGTCTCTAGCTCCGGTGTAATATAGAGGTATAAGGGCGCGCGGTTTTGCGGGGGGTGGGGGGGTCGGTTTGCGCAAAACGCATGGCTTAACCGTAGTGCCATAAGTATTATTATGTTAAATAGAACGCAAGGCATTGTTGTCGCTGTAGATTTTTTGCGCGGCTGCCATGCATCAAACGCAAACCACAACATGTTGTGCCTGCCCTGCCTCGGCCCCATCACATTCACATATTCATATGTGATGGTTTCACGCGCGTAGCTGTCAACGACAGAATGTGTTGTATACACATGATCCGACATCAATGCTTCGTCACTCGCTCTTCCTTTTGGTCAGGCACAACCTCGGCTGTATTGACCTCGACATCACCACCAGCCCAACTGATTGTAAACGTCTGGGCTTGTGGCTGGTCTTCCTTCTTGTCTCTCACACCCCACGGCATGTTCCGTGCTAGCGTCCATTTCAACGTGTCGATCTCCAGCCTACGCCGTTGCACTTCTGCGTTAGCCAGCCTGTTGTCCTCAAACGTAGGCAATGGCGACACTGCCAGGTTGTTGATGTGGTCAGTGAAATACTCTGACTGCATGACCCTACCTCTGCGGTATATCTCATACAGGTCATCGTCACGCAGCACAGCTTGCATGACGCCTTGATATGTTGGCATGCTTGCTGACTTGAGAATGTTCTTGAGTGTTTCGCCTACTGCCAAGCGGTCAGCGATCTTGTGCATTAGCACGGAGTCAATCTTCACTGGTTTCTTTGCCATGTGTGCCTCATATGTTTTGTGGGATCATAGCACAAAAAAGGCCCAGCGCAATAATGCTGGGCCAGTTGTTGAGTGTTGAGCTGTGGAAACAGGTGGAAGCAGCTCAACGGGCAATTACTTTTTATCAGAACGGGATGTCATCATCAAACACTTTTGGCCTTGCTTTGATGTCGATCATCTCTGCTGCTGGGAATGATTCTTTGACTGCCTTTTCGAACTCACCTGCCTTGTGGTCTCTGAAGTGTCTGTATGCGAGTGCTACCTCTCTGAGTGTCAGCAGCTCTAGGTCTGGCCTTTGCTCTTTGATCTTCTGCCATGACCTTCCGTCTTTCATGATGCCAAACGTCTCGCCGTCCAGTTGCATCTCCCAGATGTCTGTTGAGGCTCTCTGTGCGCCAAGACGCTCTGCCTCTGCGTCCATTGCCTTGAGGCCTCTTACAACGACCTCTGCTCTGACCTTACATTCTTCTGGATTGTTTTCTTCGATAGCCTTGTTCATCTTTGCCATTGCAGATCCGTACTTCTGTGCTGTTTCGACGCTGACCAATTCTGGCAGCATGTCTATGCCCCATTTTGTGTCCATCTGAATTGCCAGCCGATCCATTGGAGCTATTGCGTAGTCACACATGATTTGATCCTTATGCGCTTGCGGGTTGAATAATCTGTCTGCCTTCTTTTGTCGCCTTGGCCTCCGAGGCTTCTGCGTTGTCATCATCATCTCCACAGTTAAATCACCACAGTTTGATATAATCCACATTCCACCACAGTAGTATGCATATACATACAACTACTGTGGTGGAAGTATTTGTGGCCTTTTCTTCCACAGTTCCACAGTTCGTCCACAGTTCGAAAAAACAACTGTGGAAGTGTGGATTGAGCATCAAACCTCTTCCCAATTGACCCACTCCCCGACCACTACACACGGCACATCTCTTCCGCTTCGGCTGTCTCTTATCTCTGCGACTTTAAGGCTGCCTGTGCTGATCCACTTCTTTGCGATTGCCTTTGCCTTTGCTTTGTCTCCTGGCTTGTCGGTGTCCAGGTTGAGCTGCTCTGCGACTGCATTGCCGATCCAGCTTTTTGCTCTGATGTCTGCTCGGTATGCCTTGCCGTCTTCTTCTGCCTTTCCGACTGCTCTTTGGACATCGTACAGGTCTTTGGTTGTCACGCCGTCGAATAGATCAGGCAGCTTAAATTCTGTGGCTACACCGATATGCTCTCCGTTTGCGATCTCGACTGAGATCATCTTTCGGTATGTTGCCTTGTCTGATGGTGGTGCTAGGTTTGCTTTGCCATCGTCCTGGCGGAATATTCCGAGTGCTTCGTTTTCGTCCACGCCGAGTGCCATTGCGTCTTCTGGCGATATTCTGTTGATTACTCTTGCTGCTCTTGCTGCTCCGATCAGACTGCCTGCGCCGCGAACTGAGTCCACGGTTGCGTCTTCTCCGTTGCCTTTTCTGATGTGATGCACAAGCTGTACTGAGCTGTTGGTGTCTCTTGCCAGCTTTCTGAGCATTGATACGACTGCCTGGATGCTTCCGTTGTTGTTCTCGTTGACCAGGTGGGCTGATATGAAGGGATCTAATATTACGACACCTATGCGGTTTTCTTTAATCTTTCGGATCATGAATGCCAGCAGCTCATCGTTTTGTATTAGTCCGTCTCTGCCTTCTGCTGCCAGCGTGATCTGCATTGTGTCTTCGCCATCCATAAACAGCTTGCCTTTGATGTCATCTGGCGTGAGGCCATAGTGCTGCATGGCTGCTATGGTTCTCATTTGAAGTTCTGAGATCGGATCTTCCAAATTTATGACCCATGTGTTGCACTGTTCCTTGACGCGAACGCCAAGCAGGTCTTTGCCTGTCGATATTGCCAGTGCTTCCACGATTATTGCTGATGTCTTGCCTATGCCGCCGGCTGATGCTGTTACGCTGATATACTTCTTGATGTAGTCGTATCCATACACCCACTCCCTGCGCGGCAGCGTGAG